ATCACTTTTCACAAAAAAGAAAAAATTATTCAAAACATAAGAAAAACTTATTGACAGTCTATGCAAATGAGATTCAATCTCAATAAATACTAAATGATATTGCGACTCAGTCTCATTTTTTTGATGGGGGGTGGGGAGTCAAGACACACACACAGTCGTATACATATATACATATATCAGCCCTTAAAAAAATTTATGCCTCAAAAGCCCACAGACGACGAACTCGAACTCAAATCGAGCATACAAGAAGCCATCAAGGAGATAGCCGCCGACAAGGAGTTACAGAAGGTCAAGAGCTTGTCTCGCCACAATCCTATGAAGGTCGCGGAGATATTGTACTTGTACAGCATCGGGAAAAGCCAGACGCAGATCGTCAAGAAGTACAACATACAACGCTCTACGGTGATACAAGTGCTAGTTGATTACGCCGACCACTTGGGACAATTGCGGGACGTAGCTGGTAAAATCGCGGCGAAGAACTATATGCAACTGAGTTCCTTGGAGGAGGACCTAGTGGATAAGGTACGTGACAGATTGGAGAATGACCCAGAGATGGAAGGTCAGCTTCAGAGACCTCAAGGAGTTGTCTATAGCAAAGGCTAACGCATTCCGGGAGACTATGACCACTAGAGGAGAGGCTACGAGCATATCGGAGGAGCGTAAGGTAATCACCCAAGAGGACTACGAGGATACCCTCAAGGCAGCCAAGGAGCGTCTGGAGGCAATGAAACGAGGTTGACGATGCGGAGATAATTGAAGGAGTCAGACAATGATTGATGAAGATTACGATGACCTCTTTGACCGCATCCGAGGAAACCTCGGCGAGCATTTTAGTAACTATATGTTTATAGTTATGGATGATGACGGAGATTTATTCTATGATTATACTAACCATAGGGTAGGACGTATGCTTATCAGTGAAACCAAAGCAGATATGGACGGGGACTTAGATGCCTTGGACATAGTGTGGGACGCTGAAGCCGAAGAAGAGGAGGAAGCAGATGGAACTGACATTTTCTAGGCATCCTTTCTTAGTACCTCCTACGGACGAGGAGATTGTTCTCTTAGCAGAGAAGGACCCAAAGTTACTAGAGGCTTTGTACCAAGCCCACGAGGGTAGGATACAAGCAGCTGAGGAAGATCCCTATACGATACGGTTTTGATTTAGCCGGATGGGAGAGAATGAGAACCAGTCTCAATAAGCAGAACGAGTGCTTAGTTCTCGGCGGAAATAGAAGTGGTAAGACCACTGGGTGTGCGAAGATGGTTATGCAAGCCGTTATGGAGAACAATAACGGACACATAGTGTGCTTCAGTCAAAACGCAGATACTTCCGTGAAGGTACAGCAAGCGGCGATATGGGAGATGATGCCTAAGGAGTTCAAGCGAAAGACGAAGAGCGTAGATGGTTACATCAACTTCTCTATGCAGAATGGATTCACTGGGAGTTCGTTCATCTTCCCAGATACTAAGACACGTGTAGACTTCAAGACTTATACGCAGTACAGCAACAATCAGACGATTTTGGAGGGTTTCGAGTTCGGCTTCAAGAAGCCTAGTGGCTTGAACCTAGGTGCGTGGTTGGACGAATACTTGGGAGATGCGGCGTTGGTAAACACTTACGATTTAGATTAGCTACCAGAGATGCTAAGATGGTGATTGGATTTACGCCGATTGATGGGTACACACCTTTTCATATCTGAGTACCTCAAGGGTGCCGAGACTTTACAGACTAGAGAAGCGGAGCTACTCAAGAACAAGAAGCTACCTATAGAGCAGTACAGTCCAGACAGAGATGCCGGGGTTGTGTATCTCCATTCGGACGAGAACCCCTTCGGCGGTTACGAACGTATAGCGAAAGACCTTCGAGGTCAGCCCAGAGGAGGAGATTATGGTTCGTGCTTACGGTATGCCCGTGAAGTCAATGACAAGTCTGCTACCATTATTTAACACAGAAGTAAATGTATTATCCGAAGTACCCAATAAATACGGAAGACAATTTCCAGACATCACTGATAAGTCCAACTATAGTTGTTATCAAGTGGTCGACCCAGCCGGAGCAAGAAACTATGTTGCAATCTGGGCTGGAGTTGATAGAGATAATAACGTCTTTATTAGACGAGAGTTCCCCGACCGTGATTCATACGGAGAGTGGGCAATTTTTGGCGATCCAAAGTGGAGATTCGGACCAGCCGCGAAAAAGGTGGGGTACAACGTAGAGGGCTACGTAGAGCTCTTCAAGGAAATAGAGGACGAGTTAGGGATAGAGGTAACGGAGAGAATCGGGGACTCCAGATACTTTGCTAGAGAGAATGAGAACAATGATGATTTGTTCACAGCCTTCTATGACTTTGGTATGAACTTCATTCCCAGTGACGGACGCACAGAGGAGTTAGGGATCACTGCGTTGGACGAGTGGTTCAGTTACAACCCTAATGTACCAATAGATGAAGCCAACAAGCCTATGTGTTATATACACAAGGACTGCGGCAACTTAATAGATTCTTTAATTAATTACAACTCTAACGGAAAGATGGACGAACCCCTCAAGGACTTCTTTGATGTTATACGTTACTTACGTATGGCTAATTCCGGCGATGGTCCCGACCACATTGACGCTAGAGATTATCAAACTATAACATACACAAAAGGAGGCTACTAAAATGCCAAAGAAGAAATTAACAGCACTAGCAGAAGAATACGGCATACCTTTCGAGGAAGCCCTAGATTTAGTTTTCAAAGAACTAGAGGAAGATATGGTTACCGGAAGAGGTAAGAACACTTGGATTAACGACGACGGACAGAGAGTCCTAGATGAGTTCATCTCTATGCCAGTCCTTTACAGAGGACCGGTGTTAAGTGAAGCCCCGAACCCTAGTTACATTATGGTTTACGTAAAGGAACTATCTAAGAAAGTTCCAGTAAAGATACCACTAAGGTACAAGGGAGCATTCCCTAAAGGGAAGGTTGTATACCTCGAAGCTGACAACAGCACAGACAACCCTAAGTACAACTGGGTGAAGACACCTCAGAGGACTTACTAAGTTGATACATATGATATTATATTAAATAAACTATGCAAAGTGACTCAATTTCAGAAGCCCTTACTTACGTAGGGAAAGAGCCCGATATTAAAACTTTACGCTACGCCTATGACGAAACCGTTATAGAACTAGAAGCGTATTTCGATCTGTGCCGTACAAGCTACGATGACAGACGTAATTGGTGGGCTGGTAAAAGCCGTGACCACAGAAAGCACGGAGCTGATGCATTCCCTTGGGAAGGTGCTGCTGATATGGAGGCACACACTATCGATGAAAGGATTACTCGTCTTGTATCTCTGTTTATGTCTTCTCTTAATCGTTCTAATGTAAGAGCGTTTCCGGTTGAGAGTACAGACATTCCAAGAAGTAAAGTAGTATCTAGTTTCTTGAAGTGGATGGTATCAAGTGGATACATTCCTAGATTCAAGAAAGAGATGGAACTCGGTGCTAATTATTTATTAGAGCGAGGTATCTTGATTACTTACGTAGGCTGGCACAGAGAGGACCGTAGATTCTTACAGCGTTTAGACCTTAATCAGATTGCTCAGATTGCCCCAGAGGTTGTTGAGCTCATAGCTGGTGGAGAGAACGATGACGAGTTAGTAGCTTTGTTGGAAGCAACATTTCCGGGAGTTACCAAGAAAAGAGCTAAGAAAGCTCTCAAGGATTTACGCAAGAACGGCGAAGCCGAGTTACCTATAGTTCGTAGACAAGTAGATGCCCCAGAGGTAAAGACACTTGCACCGGACGGAGACTTCTTCTTCCCTCCTTACGTTACGGACCCACAGCGTGCACCGTACTGTTTTTGGAAAACTTATTACACAGCTCAAGAGCTAGAGAATAAAGTAATCACGGATGGATGGGATGAGGACTTCGTAGAAACGATGATAGACAAATATCGCGGAGTAAACATTGATAGCATCGAGAGAGAGCAAGAAGGACGTAGAAGTACATCCTTAACTGATAATGCTTACGAAGCAAATGAGTTAATTGAAATCGTGTACGGATACCAACGATTGATTGATCCCGAAGATGGTTCCGAGGGTATTTACTGCACAGTCTTCCACAAGGAGTACAGTGAAGGCTACGCTAAGTTCGAGCTATTGAACGGTTACGAAGATTATCCAGTAATAGTAACAAAACTTTCTGAAGATAGTAAGAGGCTCTATGATACTCAAACTATTCCAGACATCCTTCGCGGCATTCAGAATCAAGTAAAAGTAGAAAGGGACTCACGTATTGATAGAAACAGTCTAGCCACTCTACCTCCGATTCTTCACCCAGTTGGTCAAGCACCAACAGATTGGGGTCCCGGAAGGATGATACCTTACCGCCGAAAGGGAGACTTGGACTTTGCTCCAACTCCTCCTTCACCAGTTGGTTCCATTGAAATAGAAAAGACAATGGAAGCACAAGCGGACAGACTTTGTGGATTGGATGAAACATCTCAGATCTCTCAAGTGCGTAAACAATTCTTAGTTGATAAGTTCCTTCAGCACTCCGCAGAGGTTTTACAGATGTGTTATAAATGCTTCCAGCGGTTTGGACCGGACTCAGTTTTCTTTAGAGTTACCGGATCGCCAGACCCCGTAGCTTTCAACAAGGGTAACCCAGATGAGAACTACGACATAATGATTTCATATGATGTCCTCAATTCGGATCCAGAGACTCAAGAGAAGAAACTTAATCAAATGGTTGCTCTCACGCAACTGGACCGCAGTGGTCGTATTAACATTGATAGCTTGCTTGATGCGGCTGCTAACAGCATTGATCCGGTACTCGCGGATCGCGTGCTACAACCTACAGAAGCAGCTCAAGAACAAGTTGTACGACAAGTAACAGATGACCTCGCTAAAATATATGCTGGTATCGAAATGCCGGCACGTCCTAACGGTGCTCAAATTGCTCTTACTGTTATCCAGCAGTATACATCTCAACCAGATGTTACACAGCGAGCACAAGAAGATGAAGCATTCAGAGCACGTCTTGAGAAGTACGCTGGTCAGTACACCTTCCAAATGCAGCAAGCACAAAACGCCCAAATTGGTAGAGTCGGTACAGAGCCGGCTAAGATGGGAAACATTAACACACAAGAAATGTAATATGAATAGTTTAGAAGAAGTAATGCTTGGAGTAGTAACCGAGCCATCTGACAATATATTACCTTCTAGTTTACCCCAAGGTAAAATACTAGGTTCTAAAAAACCAAAGGGTGAACCTATGTTTGATTCATTTCTTAGTGCAGCTACAAAATATTTTGGAGATGATCCCGCTGTACTAGCTGGTCTTACTGGTAACGCTGCTGTAGAAAGTGCTTACAGCTTTGACCCCGCTCAAAAGCAAATCGGCGGAGGTAATGGTTACGGAGTTTATCAATTCGATTTTCATAGACCCTATTATAACACATTTCTTAAAGAAAACAACCTTAAAGATAATGTCGATTCTCAAAACAAATATGTTTACGAAAACATTTATGGAGATCTTCAAAATATTGTCGGCGAAGGGAACGCTAAAGCTCTTCAAGAAGCATTTAAAAGTGGAGATCCACAACTAATAAACGAAACATTTAGAACTAAATTTTTAAAACCCAAAAAGGAAAAAGCTCACACAGATAGACGTGCAGCTCAAACAGATTTTTATTTTAACAAATTCACTAAATGAGTTTAGAAAAGGACTTACAATCACTAGGTAATCACGAGCACTTTGCTCGATTCCTAAAAGTAGTAGCAGAGCTTCGTGAAGAAACCATTGAAGAGCTACATAACGCAAGCAACGAACAGATACAACAAATATCTGGACGCATTCTGACATACGATCAGATACTACAAATGTGCGACTGGAGGAAACTCCAAGTTCGTTTTTCAGATAGGCTTGATACATAAGTTATAATACATTTATCGCCATCGCTCGGCGTTAAGGAGTGCAAACATTATGTCAAACGAAATCACAGAGGGAGTCGCTGAACCCTCAACCGAAACAACAGCGTCACAGTCAAATATGTCAGCAGCGGATTTTGTAAACCGCCGCTTGGGGCAACAGAATGAGGAAACTCAAGAAGTGGCTCCACCAGTTGAAGCAACAGATGAAGTAACAGAAGAAACCTTGGTCGAGAGTCCAGAGGTAGAAGCAAGTGAAGAAATCGTTGCTGAACAAACTGAAGAACCGGAAGGTTCCGAAGATGTTCTTTCACAGTTAGATCTAGATGATATGTCCGAAGACGATCTTCGAGAATTATCCGAAAAGCTAGGAAGTAGAGCAGTCGCTAGATTCGGTGAGCTCACAGCAAAACGTAAAGCTGCTGAAGCAAAGCTGAAAAAGATGGAAGCTCAACTGCAAAATAATAATCCATTAGAAACTCAAGAAGTAGCCAATAATCCTTACGCATCAGTAGATACAGTACAAGGATTACAAGAAAAGGCGAAGGAAGTAACAGATGTCATAGAATGGGCAGAGGAAACATTATTCAATGCAGATGGCTACGGACCCGAAGATGTAGTAACGGAAGTTGAAGGCAAGGAATTAACTAAGTCAGATGTGCGTAAGAGTTTACTCAACGCTCGTAAGGCTCGTGATAAGTACCTACCAGCTCAACTACAAACAGTTCAAAGAGTACAGCAGTCACATCAGCTCAAAGAAGCCTTTGATGTACAAGCCGAAAAGGATTTGAACTGGTTACAAGGAGACGACAATGACGTACGCAAAAGCTACGAAGCTATGATTGGAGATCCTAGATTCAATTCACTACGAGAAAAAGCAGATCCAGAAGTTGCAGCTCAACTTAACTATCTGATGGCTCACGCAGCGAATAGTATTTATGGACGTAAACCAGTCAAGGAAGCTCCGAAGTCAGCTACGTTGACACCTCCGAAAGCAGCAATATCTGCCGGAGCATCATCAGATAAAGGTGTGAATAAGTCCGTTAAGGCACTTAAAGACCTTAACCAACGGTTTAGACATTCTGGCAACAAGAGTGATTTTGTAACTCTCAGAACACAACAACTTAAAAATCGTTAAACACAAACGCAACCCATAAAACACTATGGCATTCTCAAATACATATGATATAACAAATCCGGGATCGGCGGTTTCTAACAGAGAAGACTTGACAGATGTCTTGACAATTCTTGCTCCAGAAGAAACTCCAATCCTTTCCTCTGCTTCAAAGCAGAAAGCAAACGCTACATTCGTAGAGTGGACAGTAGACGCATTAGCTACTCCATCAACAGCCGGTATCGGTGAAGGTGATGACGTAGGTACATTTACGGACCAGTTCGCTGGACGTGCACGTCTCGGTAACTACGTTCAGAAGTTCCGCCGCGACTACCAAGTATCTGACCTACAAGAAGCAGTTGATTCAGTCGGACCAGCTAAGATTGCTCAAGCAGAAGCTAAAGCAATTCGTGAGCTTAAACGCGACATCGAAGCAACTCTTGCTTCAGCTAATGACCGCCAAGCAGAAGATGGAACAAATCCGTACAAGCTTCGTGGTTTAGGTGACTGGTTAGATTCTGCTGGACCTTCAGACGTTCCAGCTGGATTCCGTACACCCGCTGACAGCATCTACACAACTACAGAAGCTGGATCTACAGCATTCAGTGAATCAACATTGAACGACATCATCGCTTCTATGTTCAAGGAAACTGGTTCAGTCAACGACATTATGTTAGTTGCTGACACTAAATTACGCCGCGTTATCAGTGATTTCGCTCGTGTAACTGCTTCAGCCACAAACAATGTTCGTTCCGTAAACTATGACGGTGGAGCTGGTGAAATCAAACTTACTGTTGATTTATACCAATCAGACCACGGTATCGTTTCTATCGTAAACGGTAACCCGGACTGTATGCCAGACTTCGGTTCATCTGCTGGTGAAGCTGGATACTTAATCAACCCAGAATACGTTGGTATTCACGAGTTAATCCCAATGGGATCAACACGTCTACCTAACCAAGGTGGTGGTGAGCGTGGCTACGTGGATTGTGCTCTTACATTAGGAGTATATCACCCACAAGCACACGGTGTTATCCAAGGAACTGCTTAATCCTTATATTCGGTACGGGGGGCGAAAGCCCCCTATACCTTTTCTTTTTAACTTAAAACTATTATGGATATTATTACGGACTTACCAAAGAATTTCACAGATGATGAAATCGATGCAGCATTTATGCAAGAGATCAAGAATGGTTTCAAATTAGAAAGAGAAACAGAACACGAGAGAGTAGCAGCTGCCGCTAAACAAGCAGCACACCTTAAGGGCACAACGCATCCAGTACTAGGGAAACCAGTAGCCACTATGCCGGCTCGTGAGTTCTTTAGACTTACAAGTAAGTACGGACACAAGGAGGTACACTCCAAAGAATTTTTAAAGCACTACAATAAAACATTTGCTGAACTTTCCCCTAATAAAATATAATGCAAGTAAAAAGTTATACAGATCTCAAAGCACTCATACAAGCGTTAGCCGGTGTGAGTTCTTTTACAACTGAAGAGGATTCTAAGATTCTTAGTTTTGTAAATCGCCGAGCTGCGGAAGCATATAACTTGAGTCCATCTTGGGCAAGATATTTAGTTTCTTCTGAAGAAAGAAAAATTTTTCCATTCAGTATATCTAATGTAACACAAAACACTCAGTTAAATCAAGCTTACGAAAATATTGGAGCAGCAACATATGCTTCTGGTATAGGGTATGATGTTTATAGAGGAGTAACGGATACTAGCTGTTTTCTTTATAAAACTAAAATAGCAACTGGTTTATCTAGCTACGATGCTTGGTTGGTTTCTAAAAATGCTACTCAACTTTCTACTGGAGCATCACCATCTGGTGGTACTGCATTATTTTATAGTGCTGAAGGATTTTTTAATGATAACCCATCAAATATAACAGATTGGGTTTCTGCTGAATCCGGAGATGTTATTTCAGTTAATGCTAAAATTTTAATACCTTATTCGCAGAGCGGTAAACCTACTGTAGGTGAATTTATACGAATACATAAGAATCAAGCATTTTTAAATAATTCATCTTTGGAGTACGATTTTTTCGTAGATGCAGAGGGTGCCAATATTTTAAACATAGCTAACCCTACGGACGGTTCAGCGTTTATAACTTATAAGAAAGAGCTTCCTATATTTACAGCGGATTCAACAGACTTACCACTTGAATTCTTTTACTTCGTAGCTCACGCAGCTTATGCAGACTTCTTGCGTATGGATGGTCAGCACGGTAAAGCTCTAACCGAAGAACAAATAGCTAAAAACTATTTAGACATCGAGCTAGAAAAAATAGATATTCGTTCAAACAATAACTCAATCAATCACAAATTTTCAACTTACGTCAATCGACAAAGTCGTTGACACTCAATGTAAAATACTCATATGGCAAATTCATTCGTAACTAACCTTTATCCTATACCAAGTGGAACCGGAAATGACCACAGATTGACAGTTGATGCTACCGCTGGTGGCGTTCTGTTCTCTGGAGCAAACGATGATAACACAAGTGCCTTCGATTCATTGACTAAATATATCGCTATGGATGTCCAAGACGCTGATGTATTTATGACATTCGATGGTAGTGCACCCACAACATCAAACGGTCACAAGTTATTCGCTGGTAGAAGTTATACCTTCAGCAAAGAGGCAGCTGTCAAAGCTAAGTTCATTCGCTCTGGTGGTACTTCCGCAAAGATTCACGCATCTCAGTTCACTAACTAATGTCTTCAGAACAACTAGCTGACGGAGTCAACCCTTTGGATGCTGAGTTGGCGGCAACTTGGGACTTACTTAAAGGATACTCTGGTAGAGATACCGATCTAGGAATAGCTCGTAGATTTGGTGGTGCTTCAGCGGCGTACTCATTGCGAGATATTGGTGCAATGAATGGAAAAGTTGTAAGAGTTCGTAGAGATAGTGATGCTGCTGAAGAAGATTTCTCAGCCAATCAAGTAGCAAGTGGAGCATTAGAAACTTTTGTTATAGATGGTGCAAGTCAAAAAGGGTTAGACCAAAGCACTTGGCAAGCTACTGGAGTAGAAGGTGATTTTGTTTCAACTAGCACCGATGGGTTTAGCTATCAAAATAGTTCTGGTACAGCATTTATTGGAGTTACACTTTCAGAAACATTAGCACTTAATGATTCGGTATTTGTTTCATTTAATGCAAGTGGTGTGGATATTCCAGATGAAAGTCCTCAAATTAGATTGAGAGATTCTGTTAGTGGAGGCAGTGCTTCATCTAGTCTTATTGGAGTAGTAAATAATGGATTTAATTCATTTCAGTTAACTTACGACCAATCTAGCTATGCAAATGGAGATAATATAGTATTCTCCGAAGGTAATACTGGTGGTGGTACTGTAACTATATCTGACTTTAAAGTATTTGGAGTATCTCGTAATGGTTTCGTGCAAACTTGGTACGACCAAAGTGGTAATGGTAATAATGCTAGTCAAGCATCAGCTGGATCTCAACCATATATTATTAGTAATGGAAACCAAGTAACATTAGATAATGGTACACCATCAATTGCATTTGAAAGAATAACTGGTTCGGATAGTCTTTCAATTAGTACTCCAATAGCAAATGAGCCATATACATTTTTTGCTACTACAGTAAATAATGCAAGTAATGCTTGGTTTAGATTATTTGGGGAATCTAATGCTGCTCCAACAGTCTTTTTGAAAAACAATAATAATATAGATTATACTCCTAGTGACTCAGATTCATCTGGTAATATATCTGCTGCTACAACTTCAGATAATATTGTCTCTGGATTTAGTGGAGTAAATGGTGGTGCTGATGGAATATTAAGATTTAACGGAACAAATCTTAAAACAGATATTAGTAGAACGCAAGATGGGGACTCAATAAGTCTAATAGGTAGATTTCCAAATAATGGAACGGGTTTTGCACACATTGAATCTCTAGTATTTTACGAATCTGATTTAACAGCGGACTTTGATACAATAGAAAAAGAATTAGCACAACCAATTAATATTTTATAACAATGAGCGAAGAAACAATCAATTATTTAGTATACGACACAGAGGCTGATGCGATTGCAAGAGCAGACACAGAGGGTGCTAGACGAGGCTATGCTTACCACAGAGTAGGCTCTGGTACTCGTTATCACACTTACCCACAAGTAACTGCTGACAGCAAGTACGCCCTTGTTGTAAACGGATACGAACTAACAGAAGATGAAGAGTCAGCTATTACAACTAGCGTCACCTTCCCGGAACCAGAGGAAGTCTAGTATGGAAGAGACACTACAAAGATTATCCGTTGGTATCTTCGGCTGGATAGCCACGGATACAATACAGAACGTAGACCTTATGCTCGGAGTAGTGTCAAAATTTGTTCTGATCACTTTAACAGTTTTATCAATCTATAAACTATGGAGGGAACTTAAATGACACCAGAATTATTAGCAATGTTAGGCGGTGGAGCCTCTGGCTTTATCTTTAAATTAGTAGGTACACTAGTACAAAATCAAGCAGCACTTACTAAAGGACTAATTGAAAAACAAAAAGCATCAGACGAAAGTGCCGATGCCGCAGCAAAAAGGGTAGATGCCTTTGGTGCTTGGACACGTAGAATTATTGTATTAACAGTTTTATTTGGCGTAATCATTGCACCATTTATTCTAGCAAATAGTGAATCCGGCGTTACCATAGCTACTGATTACAGTAATTGGTTCGGAATCTTCAAAGGTACAAATTACCAAACTCTTCACGGATACATCATTCTCCCCGAAATCAAGACAGCCGTTATTAGTATAATCAGTTTCTACTTCGGAAGTGCAGCAGTAAGTAAATAGTATGATCTGTAAACTTTGTAAATGGATAAGCAAACTGCCAAAAATAAACTCAAAGAATTGCGGGATTCTCTGTCCGAAGTCTTGGATGGAAAAGCCTATCAAGATTCTAAGGAGATTAAAGAGCAGTCTGCTGAAGCTATCAAGCAAGCTAGGTCAGCTGGTAAGCAACTTAAAAAGTCTCTTCTCGAAAAAGTAAAAGACCTTCCGGTTGTACAGAAGGTTAGCGAATTAGGAACTGCTGGTAGTGTCGCTGTAAGTACAGCCGCAGTTGCTCAGACAACGGTTGCCGTAGATCAAACAGAAGTCTTCGTGGCAAACATCGCAAACGATGTTATCGAAGAGCGTATCGAAGTTCCAATGTTCATTGATACCTTTGTTGATTTCCACGAGTTGAATGATTGGGGTCAAGTGGTTATCGCTGAGAAGATCGCTGCGGTTTCCGAACAGTCACAGATTTCTCAACCAGCTGTTGACGCTCCGGACACCACACAAGAAACCTCTCCTTCTTCAAATAGTTCTTCCGCCGAAAGTTCCTCTCAAAGCGATCAGCCACAACAAACTGATAAATCATCAGAGTCCCAAAGCCAAGAGCAAGAATCAAAAGAAGATAGTTCATCAGAGGAAAGTGAAGAGGTTAAAGAAAGCGATTCAGAACAAGATAAAGAAGATAAGCAAGAGAAAACCCAAGAACAGCAAACTGAAAGTAAAGACCAATCTCAAGAAAGTAATTCATCCTCTGAGACTAGCACAGAGTCCAATGATGTCAAGTCCGATTTACCCACAATAGAAACACCCTTTGAGCCAATGGATGGCGAGGTAAGCCCCCATCGGCAAGTATCACCAATATAATAATGGAATTTTTTAAATATATATTCGATAACTACAAAGACAATATGCTCGGTATAGCATTTGCCTACATTGGTATAATATCAATAGTAGTGATGTTTTTACCTAAGGATAACTTCATCTCTAAGCTCTTCAAAGAGTTTGCCTCAATCTTTACATCCCTTTTCAAAAAATGAGCCACGAAGCCACAACACGTCCACTAGCTATAACAAACTCTGATTACGATTGGGGAGATAACTTTGCATCAAATGATTACAACTATTTTTATGTACCTTCTATTCCAGAATGGGCATACAGTGAGTTCGATGGATTACTATACGAGGGAGTCCAATACAATTGGAACGAAGTGGATTACAGACTTTCAGTAGAATACAACAGCGTACCAGAACCAGCATTTGTTGGTTTATTTATGGGACTTTGTTTACTAGCATTAACACTAATAAAGAGGAAATAACTATGGACAAATACGGAAAAGGAAGTTGCGGCGAAAGAGTCGGTAAAGGTAAAGGTAAGATGAAGAAAGGCTACGGTAAGTAATGCCCGGAGGACTTATATCGGTTGTAGTAATCGGAGACAAGAAGAAGGGTTCTTGTTGCCCAGCTTGTGCCGCCGAAAGTGAAGCAAAGGCTATACGCCGTCCTAGCGTAGGCTCAACACGTAAGAAAGTATAATGGCTAAGATTTGTAAAAAAGGAATCGCTTGGGCACGTAGGACTTTCGATAAGTATCCTAGTGCTTATGCTAATATGGCGGCTAGTAAGTACTGTAAAGATCCTAACTACGCCAAGAAATCTAAGAAGAAGAAATAATGGGTGAGCTCAAAAAGTGGAGAGAACAAAACTGGGTACGAATCGGAATTGACGGTTCAATCAAAGGACCTTGTGGAACCTCAAAAGATAAGAAAAGACCAGACCGTTGTCTTCCAATGGCTAAAGCCAAGAGTCTCACTAAGTCTGAAAGAGCGGCTACAGCTCGCAAGAAAAAAGCTGGCGGAGCAAAAGGAAAACAATTTGTAAGCAACACACCAAAAGCAAAAGTAAGAACCAAGAAATGAGTAAAGGAATGCCAATAATGAGGGACGATAAGAAAAAGTCCATAGGTAGATCATCTATCAAAGATAAAGGAACTAAGTACAATATGCCTACGCTTCCAGATAACTTTGATCTAGACAGACAGAAGGCTGTACAAGAAGCTCATAAAAGATATTTAATTTAATGGCAGATAAAAAGAAAATGAAGTGCAACGTACCTCGCCGAGATGTTCAAGGCGGCAAGAAGTTCGTAGTAAAAGCTTGTGAAGGTGGTAAAGAAAAGATTATTCGTTTCGGAGATGCGAATATGAAAATCAAAAAGAATATACCAGCTCGTAAGAAAAGCTATTGTGCTCGTAGTGCTGGCATCAAAGGCAAAGGAAAGATGTCTGCCAACTATTGGTCAAGAAAGGCTTGGGACTGCTAGATGGCAAGATACGATACATATACACAATTTGATGACAGAATGCTCGAAGACCTAGATATGGGTTACGTAGGATTCAATAATCGTCTGCGTCCGGATCAATTACCAAAGGGTCTTCTAGCGGATAGTAAAAATGGTAGAATGAATCAAGATGGCGAGTGGCAAGTTCGTAAAGGTATAAGTAATGTTCTTGCACCACTAGCTACTGGTGGATCTGCATTGACGCTTCCATTTACTTTAGATGATGATTTAAGCGGAACTGCTTCAGTAGTAAGTAATGAATTAGTTATTACATTTGGTTCCGATCACGGTTTAGGAACGTCCGGTACAAAAGTTATAACGCTTTTCGATTTATCCGGTGCTACCATATCTCCAGCTACTACAACTGGAAACTATGAAGCTACTATTACTAGTTCTACTACATTGAAGTTAACTGACAAAACATATAGCTCAGCGTCCGGAACTATAGTAATAGGTGGTGCACAATTAGCTGGTACACCAACACTTTCTGACACTGATGTTAATGAAATATATGGTTCTTGTATATTCTCAGATCCCAATGATGATACAGAGAGTTACATTATGCTTGCGGCTAATACTAAGGTTGTAGCCGTAAAAGTATCGGATCCTAATGTTACCTACGATTTAAGTTACCCCATTGGGTTTACTGTATCAGATGATGTAGATATGATACAAGCGTTTAATAAATTGTTTTTATTCCGCAAGGGTGGTAACGTATCCTTCTTTAAGGATTTGTCCGCTACAAATATAAACACTAGTCCGCAGTTAGAAAAAGTAGAAAGCGGAGAGTTCGAGCAACCACTAGAAATTGTATGCAATGAAGATTTTGACTTTGCGGTCATAGAGAATATGGGAGTTGTGCACAAAAATCCCACATCTCTAAATGAAGGAGATGTAATATCAGTAGTCAGTGATAGGTTACAAATTGCAACTGGTGTAGTCTCATCTGGATTGAAAATTGGTGAAAGGTTTACGGTAGCAAGAATATTTGAAGCTGGTAGTGCAAAGCCTATATCTGGCATAACAAAAGGTACTCAAGTAGCCGATGGAGAGTATGAAAATAGGTTTCCAGTTACAGTGACTTGTACTGGTCACGGTTTTTCCGTAGGAGATCCCATTGATATTACTGGAGTAACAGCAGTACACGGTGAAGAGAAGTTTGTTGCATCTGTGACAAATGCTAATGAATTTATTTACTATACTATAAGTTCATCGAGCCTTAGTAGTGTAGACCCAACTGTCGCATTAGCTGTAGGGTTTGAATTTTTCATAGACGCATCTAAAACAGATTCGCACGTGACAGAAGGAAATAGCTTACAATGCACTCCAGTGTTTACCCAAGCGGTTTCTATCGGTTTAGGATTTACCCATATGCCGGCTCCAGAGTACGGTGTATATCACCAAAGAAGACTAGCGGTTCCTTATAGGTATAGCGTAAGTGATGCTGAAGATACATATGCGGACCGCAAAATCTTTGATGAAATATTATTGTCTGACATTTTAGATACAGATACATACGACCAAGTATACGGACAATTTAGATTCAACGCCGGTAAATCCGATTTCAATGTAGGTATGCACTCATTCTCTGATGATAAACTTATTGTGTTTAATCGCAATAGTATACACATTGTTGTCGGTAGCGGAAGTATAGCTGACGCGGCTGTGCAATTACTTACTGACGAAGTAGGATTACTAGCCAGAAAATCTGTCGTACAAGTAGGGAATCAAGTTCTATTCTTATCTGACAATGGTATATACGGAATGAACTTCATTGACTTATATAATCTTCGAGGCAATGATGTACCACTATCAGAAAGTATAAATAAAACAATATCTGATATAGATAAAGATAATGCAGATAATGCAGTTGCTGTTTATTTTGATAATAAGTACTATATAGCACTTCCTACAAAAACATTTACTGACGGAAGTCCAAATTCAGAAGGAATAAATAATGTTTTATTAATTTATAATTTTTTAAATAAAAGCTGGGAATCAATAGATTCCGTAAGTAACACAGATACTTCTGGGAATACTATCGGAAGATTTTCTTTTAGTAACTTACTCCTAGCCGGAAAGGGATCTAAGAGAGGTGTTTATGTAACTAATAAAGATGGCGGTGTGCATAAGCTCGAAGAGTTTGAGGACGGAATAGATAGAGTAATTACCGAAATTGCGGGAAGCCTAAAGAGCACTACGGTTCAAGGTTCTGCTACTACTAGAATGTTTACACTAGGCTCCATAGACAGAAAGAAATTCAACAACTTTGAAATGCACTTACAGTCTGGAGTGGATAGATCATCGGATGCAACAATATCAGCTACTACCGAAAACCTTGATTCCGAGCCAGCATTGGACTTAACTCCTAGTGGAAGCGTAGGAACAACATACGGACCTTTCAAAAATTCAGATGGTGTAGATCAGTCCAACATACCAGCAAATGAAGATGTGTCCATCAGAGGACGCATCGGAAACAAAAGAGCTTACGGTATGCAGATTACCTTAAATAGTACTTTGGGTAGACCTAGGTTAAGATCCCTAAAGGTAGCTGGAGCTGAGACATTCCGCTCGACAAGTAGTGTACAATAGTAATAAATAATTTAATAAGATATGTCTATTTTAATTAAAGGAAAAGAGTTTGGTCCAACCGAGCAAGTAACATCAACTAAGTTGGACGAATTGGTTGATAACGCGTCATTTACGGACACAAATGAAAATTCAGTAGCTTACATCGGTACTAGTGGTACGTGTTTACAAGGCGGAGGACTAGAGGTTACAAGTTTAGGTCAACTTCAAATAGCTGATTCTGGTGTAAATACTAGCGAAATATCCGATAGTGCAGTTACTACTACAAAGATAGCAAGCTCTGCTGTGACTACAGCTAAGATTGCAAATGCAAATGTTACTAACGCGAAACTAGAAACCAATGCTGTTACTACTGCAAAAATAACAGATGACGCAGTAACTCAAGCTAAAATAGCGGATGATGCAGTAGGGGCGGATCAATTAGCTTCAGACGCTGTTGTGACTGCATCTATAGTAGACTCTAATGTAACTACAGCCAAGATTGCAGATGCTAATGTTACTACTTCCAAGATTGCGGATGCTAATGTTACTACTTCCAAGATTGCCGATACCTCAATGTACGACTGTCAAGATTGCCGATACCTCAATTACGACTGTAAAGATTGCAGATTCAAGCGTTACAACTGATAAGATTGCAGATTCAAGCGTTACAACTGATAAGATTGCTAATTTAAATGTTACCACTGCAAAAATTGAAGATACCTCAATTACGACTGGAAAGATTGCTAATGACGCTATTACTACTGCAAAGATAGCAGACGATGTTGAACTTGGCGGAAACCCTACAACTACTACTCAAGCTGCCGCAGACAATTCAACTAGAATAGCTACTACAGCTTATGTTACTAGTGGTATAGCAAATGCACTTACCGGAAGCGGTGGTATATTTGGTACTATAGATTCAACAGCTGATTCAAACCCTAAGATTTTCTCTAAGAACTCAAGTGGCGATTACGACAGCGTAGCCCCAAGTGGCGATGTAGCAATGACTCAAGCTGGTGCATTTACCATTCAAGCCAATGCGGTAGAGGGAACTATGCTTAATAGTAATACCGTAGATGATTATAGTATAGAGTTAAGCAGCAATACATTAAGTATAAAAGATGATGGAGTAACTACCGCTAAGATTTTAAATTCAAATGTCACTAAAGCTAAGATTGAAGACGTAGCTAATATGAAGGTATTAGGTAACACTTCTGGTAGTGCCACAGCTCCTCAAGAAGTTACTATTAATGATACAGATAATATGAGTGACGCGAGTGCTACTACGCTTGCTACCTCAGAAAGTATCAAGGCTTATGCTGATACTGCCGCAGAAAGCACTGGCGTAAAGGTAGCTACTTATGGATTAGCTAGTGGTAGCACAGCTAGTGATATTACTATACAGTTGACGGAACAAGCTGACCCGGACAATATTGCTAGTGTGTCTAGTGGAGTTATATCGATAGGTGCTGGTACCTATCTTATAAGATTTTATGGATATTACGATAGATATGCTGGAGAATATGATATTGATTATATAATTAATGATAGTATTGTCGCAGATAGAAATATGGATTCTGATGCAGACTCTGGAACCTTCGTCTATGATTGCATCCATACAAATGCTTCTGGAACAGATACTATGCAAATAAACCTTGACGAAATTGGCTCTTTCGCCGGAATTCGTTGGGAAAACGTTGGCGTTACTATAATGAAACTAGGATCTTAATAATTTAATATGAAGAACTTTTTAATAGAATTTTTTAGACCTTTAGATAATCTCATCTTCAATTACCTCGTAAAGATGGGTGGTATTAAGCCCTTTTGGGAAGCAATAATTGGAGGAGCTCTTTCAGCAAGATCAGCTAGTAAAAGCCGCAAGTCTGCAGAAAAATCTGAGGCAAAATCACAAGCTCAAATAGATGAAGCCTTTGAAAAAATAAGAGACCCTATTGAGATAATTCTAGAAGCTTACGGTCCAGAAGGATTGTACAGCGAAGAAGTTATGGGTTCAATACTTGGAGCTGAATCCAAGTTTATGGGTCCAATGACGGACTTACTTAAGGACTATGGTCAAACAATGGCTTTCGGCGAAGGTGGATTGGATGAATTATCCAAGCAGACTACTGAAAGTATTCTAAGCAGAATGCAAGAACTTGGACCGGAGTTCAGAGAAGCTCTCGAAGATCCAAGACAACGTGCTTTAGTCGAAGATCAGATCGAACGCTTCAAAACATCTTATGAGCAAACTGAAGCTAATTCAGCAGAAAGAGAAGCGGTTGCAAAAGAGTTTGATGCTGGATTAAAAAGTTCATTACAACAAGCTGGCGTATCAATAGATACTATAAAGCAAGCTGAAGTAGATTCCGCTAGACCTTTCTTAGAAAGAGTAGAAGGATTTGATACATCAAGAATTAGAGACTTTGACTTAGGGGCGTTAAAAGATTTTGATACTAGTGCGTTAAAAGATTTTGATACTAGTGCGTTAAAAGATTTTGATACTAGTAGATTGAAAGATTTTGATACTAGTAGATTGAGAGATTTTGACTTCAGTGGATTAGAAAATTTAAGTTTCGATGAACTAAGGAACTTACCTATGGAGCAAAGCTCTGCGTTCTTAGGAGACATCCGAGGATTAACGGACGTAGAGAGAGCAGAAGCTGAAAGGCTTACAGAAGCCGCTAGAGGTCCTCTCGGCTTTGAATCCCTTCGTAGAGCAGAACAAGCCGCACGATCAGAAGGTGGTGCCTTAGGTAGACAGCTAGATGCTTCAGCAGTAGCAAGAGCTGCTTTAGGTAGAGAAGAAGCTGTTATGGCTCGTGAAGATAGAGCCGCTGCCGCACGAGCAAGAGCCGCTCAAATGGCTGGGCTTGGTGGCAAGTTAGGATTGTCTCAAGAATCATTGAGGGGTGACTTAGCTACTACAGCCGCAAAACTAGGATTAACTCAACAGCAACTACTATCGACACTTGGTTTAAGTGCAACCGAAGCTGCAGAGAGATTACGATTAGGAGCACTTGAATCTGGATTAGGTTTAGATTTAAGTGCAACCGAAGCTGCTACTAGACTTGGGTTAAGTGCAACCGAAGCTGCTACTAGACTAGGATTAAGTGCAACCGAAGCTGCATCCAGACTAGGATTAGGTGCAGAAGAGGCTGCATCTAAAATTGATCTATCCGCACTAGGACTAGGAGCCGAGCTCGGTTTAAGTTTAGATAAACTAGGTCTAGCGAGAGAAGAATTAGCAAGCAACCAATTAATTAATCTAGCTAAACTTCAAGGAACATATGGGGCACAAGCTAGACAAGAAGCTTTGCAAGCTAGACAAGAAGGTAGAGCTGGATTCAGAGATGTATTTGAAGCATCTAGTGCAATGAGTGTCGATCCAAGTAGTATATTTCTTGGAGAAGCTGCCCCGGCATTTAATTTGTACTCAAGTATTTTGTCTCAAACACCGGGAACAATATTCACTGACCCCGGATTTGCCCTTAATATAGGTTCACAGTACGACACTACACAAGCTGATATACTATTAGGTGGAGCTGGTATATCTGCTTCTCAAGCCGCTGGAAAGTATAAGACAGCTGGAGATCAGTTCGGTACTGCATTAAATTTATTCGGCGGTATAGATTTCGGCGGAGGCGGTGGCGGAAGCGGAAGCGGTACAGTAAACCCAAATTCATTTAGCTACAATTTATTTGATTAATTATGTTTCAAAGAGGAGTATCACCAGTTAGACTATCTCAATTAGATGTTCGCCCAGCAGTTGAAGCCGCTCAGATGGTTGCAGCCGCAAAGGCGAATCTAAATAGTAGTATAGGTCAATCAGTTCTAAAGTTTCAAGAGAAGCAACAAGAAAAGAAACAAAAGGAAATGACGGTTAATGCTCTGAAGAGTTTTGCTCCGGGATTAAATGAAGATATGTATAAAGCTGCCGCCAATGATGATAGCGTTAAAGATAGTCTTATGTTATTTGGTAGAGAGCAAGCTAAGGCTGCTGCTGAATTAGAATTAGCTAAATTACAAGCACAGCAACCGCCGAAACTATCTGCACAAGAAGAAAAGATACAGATTTTCCAAGATACTTTTAACCTTTCTAGACAAGATGCTGTTGATTTAGCACAAGGTACAAAGAGATTTATCACTGATCCAATTACAAAGAAATCAGCTATAGTAAACATCAGAACTAATGAAGTTACACCAGTTGATGTTCCGCAAGAGGCACAAGATACTATTGTTAGTGATACAACTTTACCAACAGAGGATTCTGCATCTAGTATAAATCTATATCAAATGGCTGAAACCACTACTGGTTTAGTTCCCTTGCTTTCCGCTAAAGCACAAGGTATTACCGGTCAATTAGGCGTAGATGTAGCCGATGAAGAACTATTAGAAAATATTCAAACTTTCAAAACTGCACAACAAGATATTATACGATCATTAAGAGCTAGTCCCAAAATCCTAGCAACTGAAATGAATCGTTTAGCTCAAGAGTTAGATATTAGCCCCGGTGCTTTTAAAGACGTAAAAACTTTAAGATCACAACTAAGGAGTATAGATAAATCAATAAACTCTAGAGTAGAAAATATTGAAAGATTAATAGCAGATCCAAACGCTTCAGCTGAAGATGTAAGAGGTGCAAGAAGCCTCAGAAATGATTTAATAAATTTCAAAAGAATCTTAGGTGTTCCAGTTGATAATGAAGTATTTCAAGGGACTTCAACTCAAGATTTATCAAACATAGGAAACATAGCTAATAAGTATTTGAATCAATAATGGATTTAACTAACGAACAACTTGCTGAAGCTCTAAGAAGAGCTGATGCTTTAGCACAACAAGGCGATGAGCAAGCTAAATTAGATGCCATCGCTTTATCGCAAGAGTATCAAAAAAGGGTATCACAGCCAACTGAAGTTACTACAGAAGAGCCTAAAGAACCTCAAGTAGAAGAGAGTCCTTCTGGCTTTATGCCTTTCTTAAATAAAAGTATAGCTACTGCATTTGGTGCTCCAGTAGACATTACTAACGCTGCGTTAAATCTAGTTGGTTTAGGTACAGATAGACCTATAGGAGGCTCGGAAAGCATTAGACAAGCTATGGGTATCGCTGGCATAAAAACCCCAGAAAGAGCTCCGGAAACATTTGTGGAAAGAGCTGGTCAAGTTGGCGGAGAGTTTGCGTCATTTATGATACCCGGAGCAGCGGCAACTAAAGCATTATCTCAAATTCCAGTAACAGCTGGAAGCAAACTTCAGACCGTTGGCAGACTTGCGACTCAAATGCAAGAAGAAATGATAAAAAGACCCGGAAGAGCATTGACCACCGAAACTCTTGCGGTTCCCGGAGTTGCTACAGCAAGAACTATCGCAGAGGAAAATCAATTTTCACCTACTCAACAAATGCTTGCTGAAGTAGCTGGCGGTGTTACACCATCGGCACTAGTCTCAACGGCGGCTAAAATTAGCCCAACTCGTTTGACGGCAGTCGCATTGACTCCTTTTTTAAAGTCCGGTGCAAAGGCTAGAGCATCTCGAAGAGTTCAACAAATAGTTGCAGATCCAAAGGCATCCGCAAAACGCATTGAAGACTTAAAGGGTTCCGCACTTCTACCCGGAGCCAGAACAGAAGATGCTGGTTTAATGAACCTAGAGCAAGCTGTACTAAGAGAAGATCCACAGTTACAAGCTAGGATGACTGAAAAGCGTGCCGAAACTATCAATGATTTGAAGAAAGAAATCAGAAAGTCTGGTAACGTTAAAAATACTAGAAAATTTTTAGAAGCTAGAATAAAAAGACTAAATAAGGCAATAGATGTTAGGGTAGAAAGAGCCGCAGAAGATGTAGAGCAATCTTTATTAGCACTTAATGCACAGAATTTAGATCCAATTACTGCAAAACAAGCATCTAATAAGGTAGTAAGAGACATATTAGAAGAAGCACTCGCTGATGGAAGAGTTCAAGAAGAAGAGCTATGGTCAGCTATACCTCAAGCACTAAAGGGAAAAACAAGTAATACTAGAAGTGCTTTACAAAAAGAAATTGATAATTTATCAACTGCACAACAAGACGATATACCTATAATCGCTAGAACTATTATTGAAGCAGATGATTTTAAAGTAACTTCAGTTAAAGAAATAGATGGATTATATAGAAAACTAGGAGAAGAAGCAACTAGAGCAAGAGCTGCCGGTGACTTTAATAAAGCTAGAATTTCTGAAAATATTCGTAGTGCCATTCTTGCGGATTTAGATAACTTTAGTGCAAAGGGTGCTGGAGCTGATTCGTTAAAAGCAGCTAGAGCTTACAGTAGACAACTCAATGAGAAGTTCAGACGTGGACCCATTGGTAACATTATGGGATTCTCTCGTGAAGGTGGCGAAAAGATTGCTAGGGATTTAACTATTCCTACAATCATAGGTCCCGGCGGAGTAAAAGGTAGACTAGGAGTTGAAGCACTACAAAAGGCTGTCGATGACCCAACTGCATTAGAAGGTATTACAAATTACTTAAAGGCTGATTTTGCACAAAATGTTTTAGATCCAAACACTGGTAGAATAAATCCAGCTAGGTATGAAACATTCGTTCGCCGAAATGCAGAAATACTTGAGTTAGTTCCTTCTACGAAACAGCAACTAGCATCATCTAGAAGTGCCGAAGATGTTCTTAGAAGAGTTACAAAGAGAGGTGATGGTTTCCGTAAAGCATTTGATAAATCTTCAGTATCCGTCATATCAAGGTTGGTAAACGCACCCATAGATCAAGAAATAAGAAAAGTTTTGGCTTCTACTGACCCAGTGGAATCTATGTCTTCTTTAGTAAGAGCTGCTAGTAAAGATAAAAGTGGTCAAGCTATGGATGGATTAAAGTCTGGTCTAGCTGAACATTTGATAAATATTGCTTCAGTTCGTAAAACAGATGTTTTAGGAAGACCAATAATAGATGCTAATAAACTTAGAGCTCTGTTGCTTGACTCTAATTTCTCTGATCCTTTACGTAAAGTATTTACACCAAATGAAATGGCTGACATCACTAACAATGTTAAACAAATGGCGGCTCTTCAAAAACAAGCAGTAGCGAGAAAAGATGTTCCAATTATTGAAGACAGAGCTGGATTTATATTAGATAAGTTCGCAGCTATATTAGGTGCGAAAGCTGGTGCCAAGTTATCATCTACTGCCGGTGGTTCTATTCAGTCCGCAAATATCGGATCTCAAGCAGCTCGTAAGTTCTTAAATGGTATGGTTGCAGATAAGGCTAAGGCTATGCTAGTTGATGCTGTTCAAGACCCAGAACTAATGAAGGTTTTACTTACCCACAAGGTACCAAACAAAGCTAATGAAAGAGTAATACGTAACTATATGCTTTCTCCGATTGGCTCTAGATTAGTCGATGAAGCTACTTTACAAGAAGCTAAGAGAGAAGCTCGCACAGAGGGTCGTAAATAATAAAAGCCCCCACCGAAAAACAAAACAAAACGGTGAGGGCTAGTAGATAATGGTTAACAATAAACCTAACTGCTCTAAGACATATTAGAAAGTAATTCTTTGAGGTATTTCTTTTGCTCTTGTAACTCCTTGCGGCGTTCTTCAAGAGCCTCTATCCTATAGGACACAGTCCTTGATTCTTCACGGATAAGATTTATCCTAGTGTGCAGTCTCTCGATGTTATCGTTCATTAGCTCTTAGTTATTTGTAGGCTTAGGGTAAATTTCAAGAACCCTACTGATAGCCAAATAATTCTGTCCCCTTTGAGTCCATCAACCTCTACGAAGATAGAAGGAATGATATAGATTTCGGGCACCTTGAATATATGTAATCTCATAAATGTAAAATAGTTGCGTCCTTTGCCGAGAGGTATCCTATTGGCTTCTCCGACTTCCCTTGTTTTGTGAACTCTGTGGAGTTCGGTAATAGTTTCGTAGTCCATTTGAAATCATAATCCTTTCTAGTTAATTTGCTGATGTTGTAAAGATAAACAGTTTTGTTTACTTCCGTCAAGAAAATAAAATCCTTTTTAAGATTTTTTGCTATCTCCATATTGGAGTTGTACTTGATGGCTTCTATGAACCACGGATCCCAAAATTCAGATCTGCACTTCACTTCGATAATGTATTTGTCACACTCGAAATCGAATGGACTAAACTGGTCTTCTGGTTCTATCAGAGTTCCCAGTTGGGGGTAGAGTTTTTCGAGTCCTCTTGCGACTGCTCTTTCTTTATCCTTCATAAATTAAAAGATGTAGGCGGCGAAAGGGAATATGATTAACCCACCACCGTCTTAATAGGCGGACTACCTACATCAAAGTATTATATAAACAGACCTTTATTAGTGTAGAACTTGAACTTACCTTTTACGTCTCTCTCTCCTTCTCTGTTCTTTGCTACGTTGTACTTCATACTGATATAAGATCCTAATCCGTCAAGTCTTTTCGATGCTTCTATGTCATCATTTTCTGCCCACATAAGAATGATAACATCTGCATCATTCTCAATATCGCCGGAATCCTTGAGGTCGTAGATAGCTAGACCACCTTCTCTTCTGGCACCCTCACGGTTTACTTGAGAGAGGAGTAACACTCCTATGTTTAACTCAAGTGCAAGTTGCTTGATAGTGTGAGAGATATTGGCTACTGCATCGTTCTTTGATTGGTTCTTGTTACTGAATGGAATCAGCTGTAGATAATCTATTACCAATAGCTTTACTCCATATCTGCGAACCATAGTCCTAGCGTGAGAACAAAGCTCTCCAATGTTCTTGATGCTGTGCACTGTATAGATGGGCATATCCTTTAGGCTATCGCATCCTTCCCTAATCTTTTTCATCTTGTCATCAGCAATTACTTTGTCCTTAATTTGCCGTAGGTTCGCCCCGGATTTGCAAGTGAGGATACGTTTAAGGACTTGCTTTTGAGGCATCTCTAGGCTAAATACGCCGCATTTAGTGCCATCCTTGTAGGCTGATCGAGCTACAATATTTAGGGCTAACTGGGATTTACCACAAGATGTAGGAGCAGAGATAACCACAACCTCGCCGGCACCGATACCTCCGTTACCTAGCTTATCGTCTAAGTGTGGGATGTGGGTCTTGACTACGTCCTCTGTCCATTCGCCGGATAACTGTTGCTCGAACTCTGTTTGAAGTTCTTCAACGGCGTTACTAATGGTCATATCAAAACCAGTTGTGGTCTCTAAGTCCAAAAGACTACTCTCTACATCACCTCGGATTGTTTCCGTTTCTTCGGATTCGTCCTCGGCTTTCTCAAGAGCAACCTTGAAAGTTCTTATCATCTTGCGAAGGTTTGATTTCTCCTTCACAACATTGGCACAATTTTGAGCATCTAAAGTAGATGTGTGCTTTTCCATTAAAGTGCTTATCATTGTCATTCCGTCAACGTCCTCAAAGCTAGAGGAACGTTTAAGCTCCTCTATCAATGAGATTTCGTTTAAGGGTTCGCCCTTTTGGGCGAGTGAACTGACACTTTTAAAAACTAAGTTATGTCTAAAAAGATAAAAGTCATCTGCCTTTATCTTGTGAGCTATGCTGTCGTAGAAGTCACTGCTTCCGTCAGCCAGACAGTGAGCAAGGACTCTCTCCTCGGCATCCACATTCTTTGGTATCTTTAATTCGTTTTCTTCCATCATCTATTTGTTCTTTCATAACCCTTAGGCATTGTCCTAAATATCTAAGGTGATTCTTTTTTTCGCTTTCAATTTTGTTTTCAGTTGCCTCATTCTGTAAGTGTATTGCGAGGTCAACTCCGTCATATAGATTGTTAAGAAGTTTATTAGTCATAGAGTATTATCATATCATTTGAGTCCATTTTTAGTTTTGTATATCGTCCAATTCTTTTGGTAACTCGTTGTCCTCTATGGCTTTAACAGTCCATAGCCAACAAGCCATATTCCAAAGTACTGCCCCGAAGTGGTCTTCGGTAGCGTCCTTATCTCTGCATTGCATAAGATGTCTGTACGCCGCATCACAGTACCTAGAGGTAGGAATACCCTTCCTCCAATTATCAGCTCCGTACTTAGTAGCTCCGTCCTCGAAGCGTCTAGCCATTGCCATAATTGCACAAGTGGGTATCATACTGGGCATACCTTTGCCCTTCATAGAGTCTCGAACCGCCCCCGTATCGAAGGCGGTTCTAGCTCCAGAGTCTGGTAAAGTAGAAGACATTAGAAAGGATCTTCTTCAGTCGCTACTGCTTCTTTCTTAGTCTGCTTCTGAGATTCAGAAACTGATAGAGAGAAGTATTTGCCAACCTTGTCACTTGTTTTAACCCAAGCGGCTAGTTGGTAGTCTGTGCCTCCAACGTTGATAGTTCCACGAAAGTCTGGTTGACGTTCGTTTTCTTTATCGTTCTTGAATAGGGCACCTTTATCTGTATTATCGTATTTACTCATTGTTATTATTATTATATATTAAAATTACATTAGTCCATCAAAGGCATCTGTCTTTTGGACTGCTTTGGTGGGTGTCTTAGATTTAGCAACGGCTTTCGGTTGGGACTTGCCGTGATCGTTAGTAGCGTCCGGGTCTTTTGTATCATCGATACATAATAGACCATTGAGAGCGTACTTACGAGCGTAAGAACTAGCAGAGCCAGTAATCTGTGCATCGTCCATACCTTTCTTTACTTCTGCTTCACGAGCAAAAGCGGTAGTCTCGATGTAGTCATCTGTATCTGTGTTACCTAGTTTAGCAGTAGCCTTTACGTATACTCGTCCACCTACCTCAACAACTTCATCGATTAACATTAAGGTAGCCTCGAACTTTGATAGTAGAGGTTTGACTGCTTCGAGAATGTCTTCAGCTGATCTGTATTTGTATCCGCCGAATTTATTCGTTTGCCCCTTAGGAGCTTTGAGATTCGTTTGAATCCCTTGTAGTTTTTGTGCTATGTTTTTACTCATAATTTCCTTTCAGTATTTTTTTGTATAAATCTGTTCTCTCTTTTGCGTTGGAACATTTCGAGATGTCGTCTCTGTTTGTGCCGAATTTTAAGAGGATGTCAAGTTGTAAATCCTTGTTTAGTGAAAAAAATCTTTTGTACAGTTGGCGGAATCCTTCTGGGTGAATCAAGCGAGTGTCTTCTTGTTCAAGATACGAAGCCATATTACGTAGGATAGTGGGCAGAGATGCCTTCTTAGCACCACGAGAAAGCCTCTTGAAGGCGTTTTCTATACGACCCAGAAAGGCATTACCTTCTGATGACACAACGCCCCTTACAAAGCCACTGGTGTGGTCGTGATCTACTACCCAATTCGAGGTTTTGTACTCAACAAGTGGGCATTTCGTGGGTGCATTCTTCTTTCTCCACTGTGCTAATTTACTTTGAGGTAGGTACTTCATTAGTAATCGTCTGTTAATCTATGGCAGTTAGCACACAGAAGCTCACACTTCTTTAGTTCTTCTTTCAGTAAATTAAAAGATGTTCTTAGATTCGATATTGTATCCCTCTTTGTAGTGGGATCAATATGATGGCAATCAAATTGCTGGGACTTACCCTCGAATCCACATCGGTTGCATTTCCATCCGCCGAAATATTCCTCAATGATACCTTGGTATCTTAAGGATTGTCCCTTGTTCTCACAAGTCTTACAGCTTGGCTTATATTTCTTTGTGCCGTTCGGCGTAGTACCATTTCCGTAGAACTGGTCTAGAGGTAATTCTTCGTTGCAAGTTTTGCAAACTTTAGTATCAATAGTGGCTATCATTATTCTGTGGGTAATTCGTTGACTTCTAGGATTTGTACTCTAGCACCTTTCTTAGTTGTGCCGTATCCGTCTTTACTTGGTTTAGTAGGACAGATGTATTTAACTGCTTGGGCTTTATCATTTGCCCATCGAACTTGGTATCCTCGATAGTCCGATGGCATATCGAAGTGCCGGTATAATATTTCAAACTTTCTCATAGTACCCTTTTGATAAGTGTTTCAAATGCTTTAGCAGCAGTCTGTGGTACTACTCCATTTCCGAGAAGTCGAAGTCTGTCCACCCTACTGG